CTGATTGGGAGGACTATAAAGCTAATTATAGTACTTACGGTCACGATGATTCTTGTTATGTTAAAGCTGAAGAGGAATACTTTAGAGATAAGTATAATCAAAGAGCTTTAGAGAACGAAGACAGACGCATTATGTTAGGCGACGACCCAGAACAAGATGATGATTGGGAAAAGATACCATTTTAATAATTATACTATGTTACCTCATAGTAGGGGGATATTGACAGGCGAGTACTATTTAGCTGATAACTGGGATAGTTTACTATCTGACTATCACTAACGAGGGTCAAGCCCCCTTTAATTTATATAATAAAAAACAGAAAGGAGTTTGTACATATGGCAAACCAAGAAACAACACCAAGACAGCTTAAAGTTTATGAAAACGGAGGCTGGACATCAAAAACAGTAGTAGTTAATACTATTGGAGAGTTACGAGTAGAGCTAGACATACCTAATGAAGTACAGGTTAATATTAGTGATACTCTATACACAGATAACACGGCAGCAATGCCTATGAATGAAACTAACGATGATGGTAGTATCAAGCCATTATTTGTTGGTTGGCAGTCTAATAACAAGACTGGAGGCGTTATAAATAAGTAAATAGACCTAATAATGAGGTCTAATAGTAATTAATGGGGACAACAACTGGTCCTTCTGTGCAAGTGCCACTGTATTTTATATACAAGTAAACTCACAGAGAAAATAAGTCCTACTCCTGATGACAACAGTGATGATTTTCTAGTTATGCTAGATGTACTAAAAGGTCGTTAAACTAGGCAAAGGAATATGTGAGTCCCCATTAATATTAGACAGGAGAAATTATGCAATTAAGTATAAATGCAATAAGCAAAAGAAATCCGTTACTAGAAAAGTATTCTCAAATACCTTTAGAAAAGACAGATTCAAGTGTTACTCTAAAGAATTGGATGGAATATCATAATGGTTATACAAAAGTAAATAATGTAGAACTTTGTGATATAGATACTTTTATGGCAATGGTAGATTCAGAAGAATTTGCTAAAATCACTTCATTAGAATATGTTAGAAAATTCAATGAAAATTTAGAAAGATTTAACCAGTATTGGGGAGAATCTATAGCAATGAATACTTCTACTGACTATACTTTTGGAACCAAGATTAATTTTGATTGGAATCCAGGAATATATGATACGTTAAAAGAATATGTTTCATTTCTTAATGGTTTTAAGAAGCGTAACTCTGGGTTAACTCATTTCTTTAATCGTTTAAATGATGGTAGAAGGAGTATTGCAAATCTTCATTCAGCTATGAATCATCTAGATGGTTTAAGAATGGAAGCTAAACGGAATGTAGGTAAAGTAGTCGACAATGTAGATGAATTAATTGAAGTTCAGAATAATGAAATACAAAAATTATATGAATCTACTAAAGAAGCTAATCAAATGACAGATAATTTTCATATTTATCATGGAGTTAATTGGCAGTTTTGTGATTACGAACCACCATTTAATGGATTTCTAAATCTTAAGTTATTTACAGTTGTTCAAGTAAATCCGAATATAATGAATATTGTAAATAACGATAATGAAATAATAGAAAAACTTAAAACACCTCTTTGTTATATAGTATTTCAAAGAGATTTTAGTAAGTTTCTATTAGGTAAAAGTACACGTGGGAACGTAAAAATGAATGGATGTGTTGTTGATGGTTATCATCCATACATTGCATCAAATAGATATTATGACTTAACAAGTCAAGATAATAATCATTCATATCAAAAGCTAACTAATATTCCTTGGACAAGCAGTGTTTGTTTGTCTTCATTTCAAGATGATATAATACAACCTATCACAAATCACGATTATATATCACTTGTAATGGGACTTAGTGCTTGGAATAGTATCTATAATAATGACAGAACCAACCCACATAATACACCTTCTAAGGTTTTATACGATTCTGGTATACCTTCAGATAAAACAGAAAGTGAACTTCAAACTATTAAAACAGTTTTAGGTTTTAATAAAAATGCTTGTTTTAAACAAAACATAGATAAACATGCAATGGCAGAAGACTCAATCTTTCTAAGAGAAGTTAATAATAGTCTTAATTATGTAGGTAAAAACTTATATGATTATGGACAATTAACTATCAATGAATGTGACCAAAAGAAATGTCCATTGAGAAAAGAATGTAATAATTACATTTCTTTTGTTGAATCTTATAAAGAATGTCCTGATTTGAATTATATGATAGAATCATATATTGGATACATATCAGAATACAATCTTAACAAAAGAATCACTACAACCTTAAACAATCCAACTGATTTACGAGCTGAATATTCAGGTAGGTTATATTCATATGTAATAGGAAATCACAAATTCGTATCCATAGAAGATACATTGCTTGATATTAATTACTGGGAAGAAAGTACCCCAGAAGCAAGTGAAGAAAGTGATATGGAAAGAATGGTTGCAAGTTGGACTATAAACGTAAATAACCCTAGTCAATAGAAAGGAGAAAATATGTCTAAAGACATAAAAAGAAACTTTATTATTAGTGAAAAAGCATGGAATACAATGCAACAATATGCTAGAATAGCTTATGATAAAGACAAAAACGAAATATCTGGTATTACTTGTGTAAAAAGAGTACCACATCCTGTAAGCGGAAAGATGGTGTGGGAAATATTTGAACCAGTAATACTAAAACAGCAGAATACTGGAACAACTACAGAGTTAGATGGAGATGCACTAAGAGATTATTATGTCAAAGCAGGAATGAAACACGGAGATGTAAGATTTTGCTGGTGGCATTCACATCATACTATGGCTGCATTTTGGTCAGGCACTGATTTAAACGAAATCAAAGCTTGGAAAAATGATTCTTGGTCATTAGCTCTAGTCATCAATCTATTTGGAGACTATGTATTAAATGTTTCTACGTGGGAACCGATTGAACATAGTGAAGATGTTCCATTAGAAATCATCAGAAAAATCGCTGAACCCACTAAAAAACAACTCAAAGAGTATGATGAGCTTTGTTCAAGTCCTTCCCCTGTAGTAATGCCTATCAATAACAAATGCTGGACTAGTAAGTTTAGACAGACTAATCAAGTTGGTATATGGAATGCACCTAAAGATGACCCTTTAGCAGATGATAATGTATTAAAGTGGAATAAAAATGATAATGCACAATCGTATGTAGAAGTATTTCAATTTGTTATTGATGAAGTAGAAGAAATGATGGATGATTATGCTAGTGGTAAAAAAGACTACAAAGCGTATTCTGAATTTATTAAAGCTATCAATTCCAGGCTCAAAGAAAAAGATGCAAAAATGAATGTAGAGAAAATAAAACAAGGTGAGTTATTAGAAGCTACATCTACTTTGTTTCCACACGACCATATAAAGTACGAATCAGAAAAAGTTCAAAAAGTGTATGATGATGCATTAACAACAATAGATAATACATTATATGGAGGGTATGGACATGGATGGTATTAATATAAGAAGTTCAGGACTAGTAAATAATCTTCATGAGTTTACTTATCACATATTAGGTTGCGGAGCTATTGGTAGCTCTGCAGCCAGTCAATTAGTAAGAGCTGGAGCAACAAATTTCTTGCTATATGATATGGATATAGTGGCTACTGAAAACTTAGGAGTTTCACAATATGTAGAAGAGCATATAGGAAAACCTAAAGTAACCGCACTTGGTGATTACTTATTATCAATTAATAAAGAGGCAGATATCATGATGTTTAATGAAAAGTATGATATGTTTAGATATCAGAACAATCAAGATATAGTCATCTTAGGATTTGATAGTATGAAATCTCGTAGAGAAGCTGTAGAAGATATTTGCTACGACAAGCAACAAAAGCCATTTATGTTAATAGATGGCAGAATGGGTGGAGAGCATTACCAGCAATATGTATTTACTGATTTAACTAAAGCTAAATACATGAAAACTTGGTATTCTGATGAAGATGGAGACCCTGAACCATGCAATATTAAAGCAACAACATATTGTTCTAATATGGCAGGTGCATTCATCGTAAATGCTATCAGAAAAGTATTAACATCAAGTCCATATGAGAGGGAATTGTCATTCAATTTCCCTACTATGTCACTAGAAAAAAGTACTTGCTTTCCAGCCTGACATATAGTAAATTGATAGTTCCCCAGCAGCCTTTGTTGGGGAGTTATCGTTATCAAATAAATAAGGAAAAATCAAATGAAACTAGTAAAAGAAAAGAGGAAAGCTGTGTCTGTTAATCCTAGTACTCTTCTACTTTACGGAGCACCTAAAGTAGGCAAAACTACTATGCTATCTCAATTAGACGATTGTTTAATTATAGATACAGAAAAAGGTAGTCGTATGATAGAAGGTTACATACAGGAAGTAAACAGCAGAGATGAGCTTATAGACACTCTTATAGCAATAAAAGAAAGTAAGGATGTGAAGTATAAGTATATAGCCATAGATACTATAGATAAAGTAGCAGAATGGGCTGAAAGAAGAGTATGTGAAGAGGAAGGCGTAAATTCCATAGCAGACTTGGCTTTTGGTAAAGGCTACGGATTAGTAAGAGAAAAAGTAGCTAAGACTGTATCAGCTTTTAAAGAAGTAGCTGACCATCTAATTATTATTGGGCATAGAAAAGTTGCGTATGCAGTAACAGAAGGTAGTACTACTGTTATACCAGAATCACTTGATTTAACAGGAAAGTTAAAGAATGTGATTATGGCAGGGGCAGATGCAATAGGCTATGTCTATCGTAATGATAAACAAGAGCTAATGGTATCGTTTAAAGCAAATGATACAATAGAAGCTGGAAGTAGATGTCCACATCTAAAAGGTAAAGAAGTTAAGTTCGAATGGAAAAACATATATAAGGAGAGTAAATAATGGCTATATTTAAACCAGAAACAAAAAGCGTACCATCAGGATTCTTAGGTCCTATTGAAGTAGGAATTGTAGGATTTAAAAACAGAAGTGGAGAATACGATTGGGCAGATGTATTTATTGAATTAGAACTATCTGTCAAAAATAGTGAATTTACTAACAAGATGAGTATACTAGGCAGACTAGATAAAGACGCTGAAGGGAAAATAGTAGGTGGAAGCGTATTAAATAGAATGTATAGAATATTTGAAGTCATGGGTTGTAATGCAGGGCTCAACATCGATGGGAAGTGGGAGGACGAAAACGGCAATATAATTGATGATATTGGAAAATATCTTACCGAAAGATTTACTACTAACGGTGAAAAGTATATTGCTTATTCTTATAAGAAAAAGCCTAAACCAGGGAAGAAAGTATACACAGAAGTGTATCCTAAATTATATCCTTTAGGGGCAGAATCTGTTAAGAAATGCCTAGAAGATGTTGAATGGTTAAAGTCACGTGGAGTTATTAAAGAAGCTGATGCAAGCGATATGCCTCAGAAGAATGATAGCACATTAGCTGATAACGCATTAAATAATCTGTGATATACGTAGAGATAGCAGTGGGTTCCCCTATGAACAGGGGAACTCTGGTGTTAAAGTCTGAATTAGGTAATTATATACCTAAGGATGGAACAGCTTTATATCGCTCTGTTTATCTCTATGCAGAGGACGCAAAGCAATTTGCAGACTCTAAGGGCTCTATGAAAGGCTATCAGGGGGTAAGAAGTATAGATAATGTACTTATTGATATTGATAAAAAAGATAACTCTGACGAGTACACTTTAGCTAAGTTAAGACAACTCCTCCAGCAGCTAAATGTATTTGAAGTACTTGATGAAAGTATTCAATGTTATTTTAGTGGTACTGGATATCATGTATCAATATCAAATAAAGTATTTAACTTCCAACCTTCTGGTAGCTTGCCCTATCAGGTAAAGCAAACTATGTCAAAATTGTTTGAAGGAATTGATACTAGTATATATATGAGAAGTGGAATATATAGAGTAGCTCATACTAAGAACCAGAAAACTGGTCTTTATAAGATACCTATTACATTAGAAGAAGCTCATAATGCTAGTGTTCAAGAAATCCATAAATTAGCATCAGACCAAAGACTTGAATATCCATATGAATTATTAGATGGAGACGGAGAGCTAGAAGAGTCTGTCTGTTTGGAAACACCAAAAGTAGTTGAATTTGGTAAAGTTATGGAACCAACCAAGGTAGTACCTTGTGTTCAAACAATGTTAAGAAATGGGCCCATAGAAGGCTCTAGGCATAATACAGCCCTGAGAATCGCAAGTCATTTTAAAAGGCACGGCATACCCAGTGAATATGCAAAAGTATCATTGCTACACTGGAATAACAATACTATGGATGAGAATAAAATAATACAAAAAACAGAATCGGTTTATAATGGTAATTATAATTACGGCTGTCAAGATGCGCTTATGAAACAGTATTGTCAAACAAAATGTATGTACTTTAAAAATAAAAACTATCATATTCAAGTAAAGGATTCAGATGAACTGCAAAAGGAATTTGAAGAAAGATTAACAACTAACTTTCATGGAAGAACTATTCCTTTAGCTCAAATGTTTGGTTTAACTGAATATGATACACAAATATATCCAGGTGAGCTTGTTACAATATTTGGACCTACAGGTTCTAATAAAACAACATTAGCTCAAAACTTAGCCCTGGGTGTAGACTTTAAAAATGACAGAATCAATAGAGACTGGCAAATACCAACATTATTCTTATCTCTAGAATTATCAGCTTGGTATATGCATAGAAGGCATTTACAAATAGTTTCTGGATTATCCAAAGAAGATGTTAATGAAAGCTACAAAGAGATATATAAAGATTATGCAGATGAATTAAGACATTTGCAAATACAAACAATATCTCCAACATTATCATCAATTAAAGATAAAATCAAAGAACTAAATCCATCAGTAGTTATAGTGGATTATATAGACCTCGTAGAAACGCCTAGAGATGTTAAAGGAGAGTATGAACAAATTAAATACATATCTCATAACTTATCTAATTTGGCAGTTAATTTAGACGTCATAATAATTCAAATCTCTCAAGTCAGTAGAGAATATAGCAGAAATGATATACTTGATTTGTATGCAGGTAAAGGCTCAGGAGCCATAGAAAATGCATCACGTAAAGTGATAGGTTTAAATGGCCAGGCAAATAGTAATACTAAACAAATACATATGTATAAAAACACAGATGGAGAACTATTTGATGTAGATGTAGAATGGCGTGAAAGCTTTAGATTAAGGAGAATTTAATGAAAGGTTTTTTAGCAACTGTAATAATAGAAGATGATATATCTATGATAGAGTTTTTTAAACTATTTAGAATAGGTATTCATTGGAGCGATGAAATGTTAGGCAGAGCATCTGTCCTAATACTAGGAATATATAAAATTGAATTAAATATAGCTCTAGTATATAGGAACAAATTAGAATGGCATGATTTTGGCAAAGAAACAGGTCAGGCGTAACAAGAGAACGCAGTTTTGGGAGGAGAAGTTTCTTCCTAAGCTTAAGAAGCACCACGGCAATAGGTCGAAAGGTGTATTTCATAGGCTTATGAAGAAATCTTCTACTCTTAGAACGTCCTTAAAAAGGAGGAGTAAAGAGTATGAAGTATTATTTGACATTTCTCTTAGAGAAATTCGTGAACTTATATATTCCGCCTATGGACGAAGATGTCAGTATTGTAAAGATATTCTTAAGATTAATAATATGGTATGTGACCATAGCATTCCTCTTAGTACAGGTGGAGAATCTATCAAAAATAATCTTCAGATGATTTGTGCAAGATGCAATACAAGAAAAGGCCCTCTAACACATAAAGCATATCAGA